AACGGGTTAAGTGATTGCCAGTTGATCTATAAGGCGCGGGAATCGTTTGCACTATCAATAGCGGCGGAGAATTTCGCTAGTAAGTATTTTAGCAACGGCGGCCGCATTGGCGGTATTCTTGAAATGCCGGCGGGGATGCAGAAACAAGGCGCCGACAATCTAGAAGCGGGTTTCCGTAAAACTTACGAAGGGCTAGATACAAGTTTTAAAACCGTAATTCTGCGGGACGGGGCGAAGTTCCACCAGGCACAGTTCACGCCAGAACAGACGCAGATGGTTGCAGCGCGTACCCAGCAAGTAAAAGAGGTTGCCAGGTGGTTTAACATCCCACCGCACAAGTTGGGCGATGATTCAAACGCCAGCTATAATTCACTAGAGCAGGAAAACCGATCATATTTAAATCATTGTCTATCAGCATGGTTAAAAACTATTGAAAGCGAATGTTATTTAAAGATCCTTGCCCCAATGGAGCAGGAATCGAACAGCCACTTTATAGAATTTAACGTTGGGGCGTTAATAGCCGCCGACATTGCGACACAATACCAGATTTATAGAACCGGAATCGAAGCGGGGATATTATCACCGGATGAAGTGCGGGCAATGCAGAATCTAAACCCGCGGCCGGATAAGATGGGCAGTAAATATTTACGGCCGCTCAATATGGAATACGCCGATCAAGAACAGCCGGAAGTAATAGAGGAAGTGCCGGAAATGCTCCGAAATGACCAATTAGAGCCGGCCTATAAGGTATTAGATGCGGCTGTTGGCCGTTTTACCGGGTATCTGGCGCGTAAAGTTTCCAGGGAATCCGGCAAAGAGGGCTTTTTTAACTGGGTTGAAACGTGCCTAGATGACGAAAATAAGCAGCTGCGCACCGAAACCGGCGATAGTGTAAACCTAATTGCGGCCATTAGCGGGGCCAATGCCGAGGAAATACAACAGCGTTTAGGGCAGTTTGTATTTAATCAAATGGGCGAGCGTATAGAGGACGTAATAACCAGCAGCGAACCGGAGCAACGAACAGCGGCGTTAAAAACCGTTTTAAAAGACTATTCAGCGGATACTATCGCAAGATATAAACAGGAGATTTTCAACGATGGCTAAAATATTTCCAAACCAACAACCCGTAACGGTTGAAACCCGGCAAGATGGCACAACCACGATTAGCGGGTATGCGGCCGTGTTTCATCGGGCCGAGGATCCAGGTACACAATTCCAATTAATGGATAATTATTACGAGCGGATCCAACCAGGGGCGTTTGATAGAGCATTAGCAGAAAACCAAGACGTTAGGGCGCTGTTTAACCATGACCCTAACCACGTATTAGGCCGCACCACTTCGGGAACATTGCGATTATCTACGGATTCTACCGGGTTGCGTTATGACGTCGATTTGCCCAACACCCAAACGGCCAAAGATTTAGCCGAAAGCGTAAACCGGGGCGACGTTAGCGGTTCTAGTTTTGCGTTTAGCGTAAACAGTAGCGGCCAGGAAATAGAACGCAGCGAGGGGCAAACTTACCGCAATATAACGGACGCTAATCTATTTGATGTTTCCGTTGTGACATATCCAGCGTACGAAAGCGCCACTAGCGGCATGAGATCCAAAGAAAATTTAGAAGAAGCAAAACAAGCGGTTTCCAATTGGGAAAAAGAGCATTTTGCGGAATCTGACCGGGTTAAAATCAGATTGGCACAAATTAAACTTGACGCCAATTGTGATTTATAGATAATTCCAATCATCGGGCGGCGATTAGCCAAACCCGGTAAAATTCTAAAGCAACGCCGTTTAGGCCGGGGCTATAGGCAATATTTTTGTTTATAGGTGGGCCTATTTGTTATGGCGCACCGTGAAACCTCTTATTTCATAGGTGATAAAATGGCAGTTGATAAATTGCAAGAACTACAGGAGCAGCGTAACACGCTAGCGGCTGAAATTAAAACCCTGGGCGATAGTCAGGATAGTTGGGGCGCCGAAGAACGCGAACGATGGGATGTTGTAAACGCTGAATACGATTCAATTCTAGAATCACAAGCAGCGACACAACAACAACTAGACGTTTCAGCGCGTTTGGAAGCTATCAGCGAAGAACGCCAAAAATCAGAATGGCAAGCTAAACGAAACGACGAACCGCAACCAATCACGGACGATACGAAGTCTAAAGCATTGGTTGCATGGTGTCGTTTCCAATCTGGCCAGGATGTAACCGACGATCTATACAGCGCGGCGAAACGTTGCGGCGTAGATCCCCGCAAAGCGTTTTTCGAAATTGATTACCGCCAAGCCGGTACATACAACGCGCGTGGTTTTGGTGGTGAATTTCGCGCCCAAAGCACAACGGACGCGGCCGGTGGATACACAATCCCCGAAGGTTTCAGTAATGAACTAGAACGGGCATTGTTAGCATTTGGCGGGCCTCGCCGAGTTAGTCGAGTTTTACGGACGGCATCGGGTAACGATATTCCTTGGCCAACCGTTAACGACACTAGCAACAAGGGTGCAATCTTAGCGGAAAACACCCAGGTTAGCGAACAGGATGTAGTATATGGAAGCGTTACATTAAACGCCTACAAATACAGTTCTAAGCTAATCCGCGTTTCGGCTGAGTTGATGCAGGACAGCGCGTTTAATCTAGGTGCTGAAATTGGTTCTATGATTGGTGAAAGAATTGGCCGCATTACTGCGGAACATTTCACAACCGGTACAGGATCTAGTCAGCCTGAAGGTATCGTAACGGGTTCAACCCTGGGCGTAACCGCTGCAAGTGCAACGGCTATAACTATGGATGAGCTAATTGATCTACTCGCAAGCGTAGACCCAGCCTATCAGGACGCTAGCAGCGCCGGTTTCATGATGCACAACAGCGTTAAATCTGCTGTTCGCAAATTGAAGGATTCCAACAATCAATATCTATGGCAACCGGGTTTAACATCCGACGCCCCTGATATGTTGTTAGGTAAACCCGTTGTAGTTAACCAGGAAATGGCCAGTAGCATTGCTACAGGCGAAAAAACCGTGTTGTTTGGTGATTTCTCTAAGTTCTTAATCCGTGACGCTGGCGGGGTTAAACTTGCCCGTATGGATGAGCGCTATAGAGACTATGACCAAACCGGGTTTGTAGCGTTTAGCCGACATGATAGCGTTTTATTGGACGCGGGAACAAATCCAATCAAACACCTAATTCAGGCGTAACCAAAAGGGGAAATTATGAAAGTTGAATTATTAGTAAGCAGAGCGGGAACCAGTTTTAGCCAATCCGTTGGCGATATAATCGAGGTTTCTGATGCTGAAGGTAAAAGGCTTTTAGATTCCAACCAGGCTAAAGCGGTTGGGGGTAAACCCCCCAGCCGCCGGCCGGTGGTTGAATCGGCCGCGCGTAAAGCACCAAAAAAACGAGCCAAAAAGGTAGTTGATGAGTAATAACTACGCAATCAAAACAATAACAGCGCCAACGGATGAACCTATTGATTCAACCGAGGTTAAAAAGCATATTGCGATTGATTCCAGCGAAACAACGTTTGATACGCAGATAAACGATTATATTACAGCGGCTAGGATGTACATAGAAGCGGAAACGGGCCGCCAGATATGTACAGCTACTTATGATTTAATCGTTGATAGATTCCCAGCCGGGCGGGTTGCAATCAACATCCCTAAAGGGCAATTACAATCGATCACCCATATTAAATACATCGATACGGACGGCACGCAGCAAACGTTATCGAGTAGCAAATATAAGGTTTCGGATTCCAGGGAACCGGGTATTATACAGCCGGCGTTCGATGAAGTTTGGCCGGTTAGCCGGCGTGAAATTGACGCTGTTGAAATTCGGTTTGTTTGTGGCTATGGGGATTCAACCGCAACGCCGGAGGGAATCAAACAGGCCGCATTACTGTTAGTTGGGCATTATTTCGAGCATCGTGAAGCGGTGGCGTTTAATAATGTTGCGTCAGTGGTTCCCCTGGCATTACAAAACATCCTAGCGCACTACAAAATAGGTGAAGGGTTTTTATGGTTCGATCCGGCGCGCTGAGACACCGTATAGAATTGCAAAGTAACGCCGGAACCGCAGACAGCGCCGGCCAGATTTCGCAATCCTGGAGTACATACACAACAGTTTATGCCGAAGTGATTTACAAGGGCGGCGCGGAGGTAATCAGGGGCCAGCAAGTAGATGCTAAATATGCGGCTATTGTTCGTATTCGGTTTGTTGAATCGGGGACGTTTCCAATACCGGAACACCGGGTTAAATGGGGCAGCGTGATTTTAAATATTGACACTATACAACGGCGGGATACCCATAAGCGGGAATTGTGGTTGTATTGTACGGAGGATATTTAAATGGCCGCAGTCGCTATTAAAATGTCTAAAAAGGATTTGGTTACATTACAAAAATCGTTTGATGGTTTAAGTGATAGCCTAAAGCGAAACATACAACGTAAAATATTAACGGCCGTCGGTACTAGTATCAAAAAAGAGTACCGAATCAGAACACCACAATCAAGCAAAACCAGCAGTTATATGAAATGGAGTAAAGCAACGGCCGCCAACCGTGTAGGCGGTAAGAACCAACTTAAAAAGGCGGTGGTAACTAAACCATCTAGCAAATGGAAAAATAAACGGCAATTAGCGGCGCGGGGTATTTTGGGAATAACGGCGGGTTATGATTACACCAGGGGCGGCGCTAAATCGGCGCCCTATGCCCATTTGGTAAATGATGGCCATGTTGCCGTTTATTGGGGCCGGCGTGGCGGTGGCAGGGTTGCGGGGATCCATTGGCAAAAAGAGGCGCGGCGAGCGGCGGCGGCTAAATCCAGGGGTATTGTTGCGGCAAAGGCAAAACAGGCGATAGCGGCCGCAGTTGCCAAAGTAGCAAAAAAGGCAAATAAATAAATGGCAGGAATCGGTACAGGAATTCGAACGTATTTATTAACGGTATCCGCCGTTACGGATATTGTATCTAGTCGAATTCGGCCGGATGCACTAATACAGAACGAAACGTTTCCAGCGATTGTAATAGATGAGACAAACAGCGATCACGAACACACAATAGCGGGCGGCGGTGGAATTGTAACAAGTCAAATGACGGTAGCCTGTTATAGCGAAACCAGGTTAGCCGCTGAAAACCTAGGGGAAAAAGTGCGGGCGGCGTTGCAAGGATACGAGGGCAGCGCCGGCAGCGAAACAATACAAAGTAGCCAATTGAGCGGCAGGGCAAGCGGTTATTTAGTGCCGGCGGATGGTTCCGACGGCGGGTTATACGTAACTAGTTTAAGTTTTGAAATCGTACTGACTGAATCAGTACCAAGTTTTTAAGGAGTATAGAAAATGGCACAAACTGGAAACAGCGCCACAATTGTTTTTGGTACGAGCGGTTTCACCGCTTCTTATAGTCGCATTGGCGGGACTGGCATGGGGCGGGAATCGTTAGACGTTTCGCACCTGGGAACATCGGACTACATGACATTTCAACCGGCCGATTTAGTAGACGGCGGCGAATTTAGTTGTGAATTTCAATGGGATCAAAGCGCTTCCACATTTCCACCAATAACAGCCGCATCGGAAACGGTAACAATTACCTACCCGATGAAATCCGGAGAAACCACAGCGGCAACGTTGAGCGGTTCCGGGTTCCTAACGGGTTCCACCGGGCCAGACCTGGTAAACGGTGAGATTATGAGCGGTGAGTATACCGTTAAATGGGGCGGCCAACCAACCTACACGGCAGGCTCATAATGAAAATAAAAATTGAGGATCACCCAAACGAACAGATTAGCGATGTTAAGCTAATCCGCATTGACGGCATCGGCTCCGGCTATTGTGGAGTTTCGGAGGGGTCGCCGATTTGTTTTACCGGTAGACAATCGCAGGCGGTGCGAGCGCGGGTAAAGGTAGAGGTAGAAAAGTTTATTGGTGGCGCCGTTGGTTCAGTTAATGAACCGCCACCACAACCAGAACCAGAGGAGCTAGAGGAAGATGTCAAAAACGATAAGTAGGGAAAAACTTTTAAGTTG